CTTACTGCTATTTCGGGTTTAGAGTTTTCCTTCTCGCTTAATCGTCTATGCAATTAAGGCAGTATTACTTACCTCCGGTGAGGATCTTTGCTTTCTGCGCGGCTGTTAATCGAGGTTTGACCTTTTGTTTAACAACAACTACTTCGGTCTTTGGCCTCACACTATTTGGTGCGTGTGTGGCCATTTCGAGTTTGTCGATTTTCCTATTAAGTTTTTCAATCGCCTTGTCACTAGCTTGATTTTCGGGCTTCCGTCCAAAGACGTTCTTAACTAAGTCAAGAACCGCTGGAGCATATTGAGCTGCTTTAACAAGCAAGCCTCCAAGTGAATTCGCTCGGGCCGGTAACATGTCTGTTGTAGCATTTGAGTAAAGAGCACCTAAGTGTAACGCCGCTATATCGACATATGGGCACTGACGAACTAGGGCAGTTTGGAGCGAGCCAAAAAGAGGCTGCGTCTCTATGCCAAAGATCTTCTTGTGCACAATGGATGGTAATGCGGGGATCACATTTATTTGCCCTGACAATGCTGTAAAGTCATACATGAGCATGGACCAAGTCATATCATACCAGGGGGCTGCGTCTAGCGCATTTGCCTCAGGAACAAGTTCGGAGGCCGTCCAATTATGAAGCGTGTAGGTGTCAGTGGCTTTGTCGTAAGTCTCATAATAACACACAACGAAGGCTCCATTGGTGCCAGCTATCGTTGAACCATCAATAACCGTTAGGTATTTTCGAGTGTTCGAAACATACTTCTGGGTTCTCTCAGAAAAACGATGAACCATGAAGGCTCCTTCCTTGGCGAGCCAAGAAGACGACTTCGTTGATTTCATAAGAACTTCTCCACCTGTGGTAGGAATTTTACCAAGGGAGATGACTTGAACTAGCACGTTAGTGCCGGCTTCTTTGAGATCAACGAAGTCACCATATCCTTTGCTCGTTTTGGTGTGATTCTTTATGCGCGCCAAAAGTTCGTTAAAACCTTTGTGTTTCGCGAGAGGTTTCAAATCCTTTTCGAGAGTATTGGTGGTAGCCTCGTAGTTGGCCACATTGGGTCTAAATTGGCACCCATAAAACATACCGGCATTCGTAAAAGCGGTAGAATCAAGCTCGTACGTATCTGACAAATAAGTCATGCGCCAAGCTTCCACACTGCTGTTGAACGAGTCCCGAGTGATATTTGGATTCGGAGTGTTAAGTGGCGTTGCTGGTGTTGCAGTATCGTTAACTGGATTGATTCCAAAGACTAGTCGATTACGAAGAACGGACGGAGGAGAGATTATAAGCATCTTGGTAACTTCAGTGCCAGTAGCACCTTGAAGTACCGAGACGCCCAACTCATCCTGTATCCTAAATTCGTAGTCAACGCCTGGAGAGCAATTTTCGTCAGGGATACCTGAATACTCGCTGCGCCTCTCCGAAGGAGGGTGTAGGTATTTTTCGACCCACGCTGCGCCACTGGCTGTGTCGCAGGTGATTTCCTTTCCATAGACCATACCAATATGATTTGATCCAGGGTTAGGAGTTTTAATAGTTTTAAGGGCTCGCTTCGCTTCTTGCATCGCTTCGGCATCGAGAGCACCGGGAGTAACTAATACTTGTTGAGATTCCATATTTAATATTTACAATAAAAATGAGATTTCGTGATGGAGTAAAATTGAGAGTTTTCGTACGTAACTAAGTTTACGGGTGCCAACCAACCCGTTGAAGGGCAGCCGATACTTCCGGAAACCTAGGATGAGATCTAACTTCGTTTTCGAATTGTGCTCGGAAGCAGAACCGAGCAAATTCAGGCATTGGGTAAATACTAGCGTCTTGATGCACATACCTCATTAACATCTTGAACAAATTAATGGGAATGACTCTTCCGTCACGGTGGTACGTGTGAGAACAAAACTCGAATTCATCTACGATCTTGTTATATGCTTTGATTCGCATACCACATTTTCGGAAGTAGAGCTCAGGAGCTCCTTCGAGATATAAGTCCACACCATCATCACCCATCGAGATGGGGTCTCCATTTGGGTCTACCAAAAGGCAGGCCATTGTTCTTGTGTTAGAATTAGTAGAGGATGTATTAAAGTCGCCAGATTTTTGAATACCATAGACACGTTGAGCAAAAAGCCGCCCATCAGACGTCATAAAGACGGATCGGGTTAGGCAAATTGTTCTATTAACTAGTACGTTGTGGTAAGGAGTATTGAAGGCTCTTGACCAGGACGCTCGAAAATCGGCGTCCCAGAGCATGAGCCACTCTTGCAATGACCAATCATATGCTTCCGCATCGAGGTCAGCTCTCACTTTTCCATCAAAAACTTTGTTAAGAATGGCTTCGTTGTCTTCGTAATCAAATCCCATGCCCGGCTTTGCGGGTAATGTCATCCAATTTGCTATTGAAAACTTGTTTGTAGTAGTACAAAGCACCCGACCAATTATGCCATCTACTAGGGAGACGGAGGAGATAAGTCTCACTCTGCCCGCCTTGATTTTTGCAATCTTGTGAGGTTCGTTTTTAACAAACACTCTAACAGGATCACAAAAACCTTCTAGCACTAATTCTTCGGGGGTCATTGTTCTAAGATCTTTGGTGGTGGTTAACAAAAGTTTCAACCGAGCCATAACTCTCTCAAATATATATTCCGGATAGTTTTTCAACACTTCAGAATTTTTGCCACCAAGACTTGAATATGGGCAACCTGGGCTAGCATCTGGGTTTACTTGTAGCATAAATGCTCTTACCAGGCTTTGAAATTCCAGGTCACCAACATTGAAATCGATGAGGCTTTGAGGGAGTTGTGGACCCTGCCCAAACAATTTGTGCATACGATCAAAAACTCTTAATTTTTCTTCATTAGGTGGTTCGTCCACCTGGACGTGGTTATTTGCGTGCCAAATTAATGACTTAAATTCGGCTGAGGAGTCTCTATTGGGCCAAGCGTAGAGGGCTGTGTCAGCGGGGAAGATTTCTTTGATTTGTTCCCACGTTTTCGTTTCTTTTTGAGTTTTCCCTGTTTGGAATCTAATGTTAGATTTTCCACATTCTTCGAGAATTCCGTGAGTTTCCCCTCTTCCCAAGTAGAGAGTGAGGAGATTGAGTCGATCTCCGAGGACCACTTGTCCGCTAGAGTTAACCCCGCCGTCGCCGACGGGGATAACCCTTTTAAACAGGTCTTGTGTCCGGCAGCGTTCATTGCATTGATTATATGCTGGGCTAGCTCTCTATGAAAACCCTCCAACTGTTGTATCGAGGTTCCAATCGGCTGCAGACTTATCCATCTACAGACTATAGCATTCATCAAGTAGACACGCTGAGCACAAGTGCTAGCTAGGTCTCGATTGATGAGCACGGTCCATTCTGGATTAACAGCCCATAGGTTAGCAACCCAGGGAACTGTATCCGGCACATTAGGAACCAACAATTCGGAATCGGTGGGAATTTTCAAAGTGGGCATGCCCTCAATATCAATTTCAATTAACATTGGGGACTCTTTTCGGAACCTTGGGTCAAGCTCAGGCGCTTCTGGTCGTCGAGTGGCAACTTTCTGTGCTCGAGCAGCCTCTTCGGTACTCTTTTCTCCTACTTTGGGTGAATTCTTGAGGTATGCGTACTGGTCCTTCATTCGTTTTCCAACTACGAGCGGATCATTAGATACTGCCTCATAGTGAACGGTAGCGATACTGTTATCAGGATTAAACAAATCTTCCGGGCACAAACCATTGTTCATTGCATATTTACTAGCTTCAAACGGTTGGCGGTGGGAGTCAGTCTGGAATCTTACTTTGGGTAAACCGACAAGATTTCCTGGCGTATTTGGTCCGGTGTGTCTAACATGAGGGTTGCTATGCTTATTAAAGCGTGGTATACCTTCAATCTGTGCCACTCCAGCTGCATTAATCGCATCATGGAAATCGTCTTTGTCACCCCAGTTCGTCTTCGTAAACTCAGCATTAGCTGCGAATTTTCGATTAAGATCATCCAGTCGCTTGGCTTCCACATCCTTACCTTGAACGGACTTAACGTACACTTGGGATGCAACGTTAGTTGCGGCTTGCATAGCCAATGAGGGAATTCCATGTTTAGGACATTTATTACTAACTAGCACAACTCC